GGTTGGAATGTCGACAGACGATTTTGCACAATACAGACATGTAATTGGACAAGAACCTTTTGGATATGATGGAACAACTATTGTGGGATATGCTGACCAACCATTCAGAAACTTTAGAACTCAAGGTGATAAAGATTTTTTGGTCGACGCAATGAGAGCAAGAACAGGTCCAGCATTTGATGATTTCAGAGAAGCTATAAATAATGGTTCTATTTTTTCAATTATTACTGCAAGAGGGCATAATCCCGATACAATAAAACAAGCGATTTATAATTATATTATAGAAGGATTCGGAGGAATAGATAAAGATGAACTTGTAAAAAATCTTAAAAAATACAGGTCTTTTGCTGGGGAAGGAGAAATGTCTGATGAAGAACTTATAAAATCTTATTTAGAACTTAACAAATATCATCCTGTTTCTTTCGGTGATGAACAAGGGGCAGTAAATCCTGAGGAAGCTAAAGTAGAGGCGATGGAAAATTTTGTTAATTATATTAAAGGAATGGCAGCAGTACTTAATAAAAGAGCTTTTTTAAAGAAAGATATTGCAAATAAATTTGTTCCTAAAAAATTATCTATAGGCTTTAGTGATGATGATCCTAAAAACATAGAAGTAATGAAAAAACATTTTGAAAATAAACCAGATAATATAGTAAAGACTTATTCTACTGCTGGAGGATTTAAGCAGGAAGTTAAATAAGAATAACCTCATCAAAAAAAAAGTAAATAGAAAAATTTTTGTGAACGGCTATATTTATCTATAAAATAACAAAAACAAAAAAAATTAAAACACATGGCTGATTTATTAATGAAAATGCCGATTCCTTACGAACCAAAACGACAGAATCGTTTTATCTTAAGGTTTCCATCCTCACTTGGTATAAATGAGTGGTTTGTTGAATCGACAGCAAGACCACACATACAAATAGTATCCACTCCAATTCCTTTCTTAAACACTGAAACTTATGTTGCCGGCAGATTTACATGGCAACCAATTCCAGCAGTTTTCAGAGACCCAATTGGACCTTCAGCCGCACAAGCTCTGATGGAATGGGTTAGACTTCACGCAGAATCTGTAACTGGTCGTATGGGTTATGCCGCTGGTTACAAAAAAGATGTCGACTTAGAAATGTTGGACCCAACAGGAGTTGTTGTAGAAAAATGGATTCTTTACGGAACTTTCCTAACAGATGTAAACTTTAATCAATTAAGTTATTCTCAAGATGGTTTAGCAACAATTTCCACTTCACTTAGAATGGACCGTTGTGTTCTTGTTTACTAATTTGAATATTTCTATTTATTAAAAAAAACTTTTTTTTATATTTAACCGTAGAGCAATAAACTTTACGGTTAAATTTTTATATGGATACTCAAGCAAAAGAATACGGTCAATCAAATTTTACATTACCACACGATGTGGTTCCTTTACCTACCCAAGGTGTTTTTTATAAAAATAAAAAAAAATCAATTAAAGTTGGATATTTAACAGCCAATGATGAAAATATTTTGATGGCGGCTGGAAATGATATGACCCAAACTTTATTAAGGTCAAAAATTTATGAACCAGATATTAGGATTGAAGATTTGATGGAAGGGGATGTTGAAGCACTTTTAATATTTTTAAGAAATACCGCTTTCGGTCCTGAAATGGACTTAAATTTAACGGACCCTAATACTAGAAAGCCTTTCAAAACAACAGTGAAGTTAGATGAGTTGGATATAACCAAAGGTCAACAACCTTCTGAAGATGGAACGTTTATGACAACATTACCCAAATCACAAACTACCGTCAAACTTAAACCCATGACCTATGGAGAAATTTTGGAAATACAAAGGATGGCTGAAACATATCCTGAAGGTAGAACGGCTCCTAAAGTAACATGGAGATTGAATAAACAGATTGTAGAGGTAAATGGAATCACCGACAGAGGGGAAATTGTAAAATTCATTGACCAAATGCCAATAGCAGATTCCAAATACATTAGAAAATTCTTGGATGATAATGAACCAAAATTGGATTTGAAAAAAACAGTAATCGCCCCTTCAGGAGAAAAACTAACAGTTAATGTTGGGTTTGGGGTGGACTTTTTTCGTCCTTTCTTCTGATTATAGAAAAGGACAAATAGATGAATTCTATTTTTTAAAAACTCTTTTGAACGTATCCTATTCAGATTTTTTGATAATGCCAATTTTTATTAGGAAGTATTTGTTAAATAAATGGATGGAATTAAACAATTAGGACTGAAAATTCAGTCCTTTTGTATTTATATATAAAATAACATTATGTTTTTTCAACCAGTTCCACCAGTAGATGATTCGACCAGTAAAGGAAATCAAGGGAAAGCTTTAGAAGTTGACCTTACAAAAACGAAAGTTGAAGATTTAACAACAGTATTCAAAGACGCCCAAGACGCACTGAGTCAATTTAGTTCGAATATACTTCAAACCTTTACTCAAGGAAGAGAAAGAATTTTTGAACTTCAAAAAGCTTTGGTCGACGCCTTACCAAACGTAACAAGATTAGGGGGGAATTTATCAGATGTACAAAAAATAATATCAGGTGTTGCTGAAGCTTCAAGAAGAAATGTTGTTGCCTCGACTGAACAGATTGAAAAATTATATACGTTAGAAAAACTTGTAGGAAAAACAGGTGGTGAATTAGCTGAAACTTTTTTAAATGTTGGTGTTGGGATAGAATCTATTCCTGAAGCACTTGGGGAATCAATTCAATATGTTCAAAGTATAGGTGGAAATGCCAAAACAGTTTTTGCGGATGTATATAAAAATATGGACCAAATGAACCGTTTTCAATTCGAAGATGGTGTTTTGGGTTTAACAAAAATGGCAGCACAAGCTTCAATGATGAGGGTTGACGTAGGACAAACATTAAAATTCGCGGATGATGTTTTAGATCCTGACAGAGCGATAGAAGTCGCTGGAGCATTTCAAAGGTTAGGAGTGGCAGCTGGAACTTTGGTTGACCCTTTTGCTTTAATGAATGCTTCTATCAATGACCCTTCAGGTTTACAGGATAGTTTGATAGAGGTTTCAAAACAATTCACGTATTTTGACGACGAAACAAAATCTTTCAAAATCAATCGACAAGGTGTATTGACACTGAGAGAAATGGAAAAAGCCGCGGGATTGACACAAGGTACAATGTCAAAAATGGCTTTAGCGGCCTCTGAATTAGATGAAAGATTGTCTCAAATAAGTCCTTCAATAAAGTTTGAAAATGAAGAGGACAAACAGTATCTCGCCAATATTGGATCGATGACGAAAGGAGGACAATATGAGGTAAAGTTTAGAGATGAAAAGGGAATAGAACAAATGAGAAAGTTGAGTGAAATTACTCAAGATGAATTTAATTTGTTAATTAAACAACAAAAAGATAGTAATAAACCTATTGAAGAAACTGCTCGAGAACAGTTAACTAACCAGCAAACCATAAACCAGAACCTCGCAGCAGTCAGAAGTATTATGATGGGTGCAACATTGACAAGTGATGCATCAATGGATATTACTGAAGGGTTAAGACAAGGTTACGACGCTTTTCTTAGAGCTGGCGGTCAACAGATGAACGTTGAAGAATTCAGAAAAACTGCGAATGAAAATGCAGAAGTTTTGAAAAAAGATCTTATCGAATCCATAAACAAGGGAGAAACAAGTCCGGAACAAATATTAGTAAAACTTACCGAAGGAGCTGTAAATATATTCGGATCTGTTAGTAAAAAATCTATGGAAACGCTCGGTGAGGCTTCTGGAAAAATTGCAGAAGAACTTAAAAAAGAAGAAAACACTGAAACCGCAAAAGCTTTGTCTACCGCTGTAACCCCAATTTTGCAGTCCATATCCACAATCCTGACGGGTCAAAATTATATTCCTTCACCATATGATCCAACAGTAGACCCGTCAATGTTTAGTCCTATGTCGGCACCAGCTACTAGTGTTACAGTTGGAGGAATTTCACCGAGTCCGTCTTCACCATACACGTCGTCATCACTCCCAAGTAGAGACCCTATAAAGGTAGAATTTGGGCCAGTACCTGATATAAACCTAAATTTTAACAATGGACCTCAAAATATGACCCCTCAACAAATAGAAGAAATAACGAAAATCTTTGAAAGATTAATTCAAAGACAAGATATCAAAAATTATTTAGTAAACAATACTAATGAATCCAGAGCATACCAATCTGGTACACCTTTAGGTATCTAATAAAAAAACAATAATATTCTATTTATTAATAAAAATATAAATGGCAAGTCCGTTATTAATATTAGCGAATACACAAGGGTTTAGAACAAATCTTTTGAAAAGGAATTTAACACCTTACGCAAAAGCTCCAAATAGACCCACACAACCAATCGATACGGAATACGTTCAATCGAATTCGTCAGTTCAAGATAGTCCTGATAAATTGATTGATGAACCTTCGTTTGCTAATAAATTATTTCCTCTTAATCAATATGGTAATGAAGGTGGATATAAACAAGTACCTGATCCTAATGCATTATTAAATACAAAATCAAATGAGGGAATTTACAATTATCAAGATGCTGATATAGTAAAACAAGGGAGTGAAGAAGCCCTTAAATGGAAACCACTAAATGTTTTTTCTAATGGTAGTGAATCTGTTTTAGACAGTGCAGAATTTTTCGGATCACTTAATCGTCCTCTAACGACAAACAAATCGAACAATCAACCCTATCCAACGACATTTGTTCCTTCAACTTATACACCAGTATCAATACTTTTATCACCCGACCCAGGTGGTAGTAATGGGTTATTGAGTCAAGACTCATTTATTGCAAGATTGGGAGCTCAAACTCTAAGAAAAGAGTTCGAAGATAGGATTGCAGCACAAATCCGACAAGATACATTAGGAAGAGCAAATATATTAAACGTATCGAGTGGTACTGATTTGGTAAACATACTAGCAGGTGTGGTTCCAATTATAGAACCAGTTTATACAATCACTGTTACTGCCAACCCAATTCTTGCTGCGACAAACTTTGCTCTGAGACTTGGAGGAAGTATATTACCAGTGTCACCAATCCCTGGTTCTTATTTTGACCAAAACATTACTTTAGGTCAGCCTACAACTATACAACAACTTTCCAATGCATTCAGAAGAAGTGGTGTTGGTAAGTTTTTTAATAGATTGATGGGTGGTGGAGAGACAGGTTCTCAAATCATGTTCAATAACATGGGAGCAGGTCAAAGGTCTCGATTGTTTAAGAACATTGATTACAATAGATACAAACCCAATTTTCCAAGAAACTTTTTCCAAAGATTGGGTGGTACGTTATTGGGTACGGTTTCTGACAATAGTAATTTTTATATTGGAGGTATTACCTCAAACCCATCTCAAGTATTTTCACCTGTAGGAGATGTACCTGTAAATCAATTTGGTGTTGAACAACAATCTCCTGTTTATGGTCCATCTGAACTAGCTCAACTATATGAAGGTCCAAGTCAATCAATTAGATTGGGAGCGAACGGTCCTACCTACAGTAATGGAGGAGGAATCGAAGGTGGTTTCACTTGGGTTTCTCCCAAATACAAAGGAAATGCTGGTAAAAAAGTTGGATTGGGTGGAGAAGTTACAAATCAAGATGAAGACTTTAGACCATCATCATATGTCACTACAGAATCGGTAAACAACGAATTTAGACAAGGTTCAATACTCGATGACACACAAAGACTAATTGATAGTCAGCCACAAGGAGGAAGACGACTACAACACGTAGGAAATGCAATCGACCAAGTTAGTAAGGTATTCAATGATGGATACAAAGAAATGACTAAAGGTTCGAGAGTATACAAATATGTTGGAGCAATCGGACAAGAGGTAGGAACAGAATATTGTCGTGTTTTTGCAAAAGACGTTCCTTATTTACAATATAATGATTTACAAAAAACAGATGGAATCACAACTGAAGGAAGAAGATTTGCGTATTCTGTATTAGATAAGACATATAACCTTAATATCGCTCCAAACAAACAAGAAGGAGGACAGGCTTCAACTAATATTGTTGGTGATATTGATAACGCTGTTGCAAAGAAATACATGTTTTCTTTGGAAAATTTGGCTTGGAGAACATCAAGTACTCCAGGATTTTCTACATCTGATTTACCTGTTTGTGAGAGAGGCCCTAATGGAGGAAGAGTCATGTGGTTTCCACCTTATGGATTAACTTTCAATGAAACTGTTACTGCTAACTGGCAACAGAATGATTTTTTAGGAAGACCAGAACCAATTTATACTTACAAAAATACATCAAGAGGAGGAACTTTACAATGGAAAATTGTAGTAGACCACCCTTCTGTACTTAATGTAATTGTTAATAAAGTTTTGGGGAATGAAACAAATAAGGTTAGAATTGATAGTATATTGGAATCTTTCTTTGCTGGTTGTAGAAAATATGACATCTATGAATTGGCTAAGAAATATGTTACAATAAGTCCTAATGACTTATTTGAATTACAAGAGGCAATCTCTTCCAAAGAATTGACTAGAGAACAACTTATTTTTACTCGTGGGACAATCGAAAGTGGTTTTAATTCACCAAATGGATTTGATGTACCTGTATCACAATCTGGTAATGGAGGAAATACTGACTTATCATTCAAAAAATATCAGCAACTTGGGTTTTATTTTGGAAATGATGAGCCAAAACCAAAAACAGATATGAACTATACTACAGAATATGATAGGTATATCTCAAAAACAAATAGAGATTTTTATAATACACAAGAAAATGCTTCGGAAACAAGTAATTTCTTTGATACTGTAGTAATACCAAATTATGAAGCAATAAATGAATTTGCAATAGAATTAGGGAAACAACTAAGAGACAACACTGGAAATGTTACCATTTATATTAGTTCGAGTTGCTCAGCACCAGCAACTGTGGCATACAACGATGCATTGTCCATAAGAAGAGTTAATGCCATGATTAAGTATTTTGCTGAAAATAGTGCCACAAGCGAGTTCTTTAAAAATTCGAGATTACTTGTTAAAGAAAATCCAAATTTAGACCCAAACGTACCTGCAGGTGCTCAAGGTGAAAGGGCTAGATCGAGACCGATGAAAAGTAATAAGACGGAAAGGCCATATCCTCCTGAAGTTTTTGAAGCGAATGGAAAGACTTTCAATTGTTCTGACACAACTACCGCTAAAGCGGGAGATACTCAGGTTGGAGCAAATGAAGAATTCACAGTTGGAGCAATGGCATGTAGAAGATCTTATATTTCTGAAATTGTTTCAACACTTAATGCTCCACAAACAGGAACAGGACCTGAAGGAGGACCCGGATCACAAACAAATCCAACAACAGGTTCAAATACGATTCCTGTCGTTGTAGGAAATGTGATTACTCAAACAGTTCAAGAACCTGTTGTGACACAACAATACGAGCCGAAGGATAATATAACCAAGAAGGTTGTTAGGGCTTTTTTATCGGAATGTGATTATTTTGAGGTGATTAAGGCTGAATCCCCTATGGTTTACGACAACTTGAAAGATAAATTAAAATTTTTCCAACCATCCTTTCATTCAATAACGCCTGAAGGTTTGAACTCAAGATTAACTTTCTTGCAACAATGTATGAGACCTGGTGACACAATACCAACGGCAAAAAAACCCACTCCTGATAGTCCCGTACAATTACAATATAACAATGCAGTAAATACAACATTTGGTGCACCACCTGTTCTTGTTTTACGAGTTGGAGATTTTTATAATACTAAAATAATTCCAAGAAATTTAACATTAAATTATGAAGGTTTGGATTTGAACCCTGAGGGAATTGGAGTTCAACCTATGATTGCAAACGTTAATTTAACTTTTGACTTTGTTGGAGGAAGTGGATTGAAAGAGTCGATAGACAAATTACAAAATGCTCTTACATTTAATTACTATGCAAACACGGAAATTTATGACGATAGAGCGGATGCGACGGACATTCAATCTTCATTGACTTTGGATAAAATATTTTTGGACGGACAAATTGCTCCACCAATCCCTGGAGTAAATAGTGCTCCTGTATACAATGGGCAAGATAATAATAATACAATTGGAACAATAATTAGTTCAGTAACAAATTCAGGTGGAACTATAACTGGTATAATAAGTTACAATGGGTTTATGAATAAGGTTATTACTGATACTCAAACATATTTTACAAATGTTGTAAATAAAGTAAAAGAAAGTGTTAATCAATACAACAACGCAGTAAGACAACAATGGATGTTAGAGAGAAATTATACTAAAGGTAGTTCTGTTATTGATAATGCTGATGTGGTATTATTTGGAAAACCGAGTAATATTGAAAAAAGATTTGATGAAATTTTTGTTGAACTTGACAAAAATATCAAAGATGGTTCTGAAGGATATATTCAGTA